CACAAGGCATTTCTAAATACGCTCAAACTATGGATGGTAAAGAAAAAGGTGGTGTTGATATGAAAGGTAAAAAAACATCTAAAAAATTAAACACTGCTGGAATGAACAAACAGACCCTAAAGAAAAAGGGTATTGATGTAAGAAACGCTTATGTTAGAGATAGCCATATATCTTGGTTAAACGAAAGATGGTTATACGATCTATTTCACCCTTATGTACATCAAGCTAATCAATCAGCTGGTTGGAAATGGCAGTGGGATTTTTCAGAGTCATTTCAATTTACAGTTTATCACGGACATCCAAAACAAGGACAGTTTTATGGTTGGCATGCTGACGGCCAATCAGATTGGCAAGGTGCTTATAAACCTGCCATAAATGTTGGTACACAAAAGAAAAAAGATTACAGACAAGTTGAAAGAAATACAGATGGTACATTTAAGTTAGATGGTAAAGGTAATTACATACCTAAAAAAGAAAAAGTGCCTTTAAAACCTAATGGTAATTTAGCTCCAGGATATACAGATAATCCAGACATGTGGGATAAGGTTAGAAAATTAAGCATGACTGTAAACTTAACTGACCCTAAAAATTATGCTGGTGGTAATTTAAAGTTTGACTATGGACATCACAATAATAAAAGATTTCATGTATGTAATGAAATAAGACCAAGAGGATCTATTATAGTATTTCCGTCTTACACTCATCATTGTGTAACACCAGTTACAAGAGGCACAAGATATTCACTAGTATTATGGAGTTTAGGAAAGCCATGGAAATAAAAAATACAGCAAAATTTTACGAAAAAAATAAATATGTTTTAATTAAAAATTTCATATCACCACAACAAGCAAATTTTATTTACAATTATGCTCAGATAAGAAAAGCTAGAGCTGCCACAATGGTTACATCAAAATGGCCTGATTATAGAGAAGATATTGATGGCACATTTAGAGATAAACAGGTACCTGGTACATATTCATGTTATGCTGATCCTATGATGGAAACACTATTGTTACAAGGTCTACAAGGTATGAGAGAGATTACAGGCCTTAATTTAGCACCAACTTACTCATATTGGAGATTATATAAAAAAGGTGATGTTTTAAAAAGACATAAAGATAGACCAAGTTGTGAGGTATCTACAACACTTTGCCTAGGATATAATAATAGTAATTTAAAAGATAAAAAGAAAGATTGGCAGAAATACAATTGGCCAATGTGGGTAGATAAAACAGGTGGTTTTGGAAATAAAGGTGTTCCAATTCATATGGAACCTGGCGATATGATTGTTTATAGAGGTTGTGAAATAGAACATTGGCGAGAACCTTTTTTAGGACAAGATCATGCTCAAGTATTTTTACACTATAACAACATAGATGGCCCTTACGGAACAAATTGTGTATATGATGGCAGACATGCTTTAGGATTACCACATGTATTTAAAGACCCTAAAAAAGTACAGGCGATGGCAAAGGCTGACGCCGAATTACATAAACAAAAAAATAAGTAAATCTTGTGACAACCACCCGATATTTAATCATTGATAAACCAGATGAAGTCTATTTAAAGATAGAGGCCGAAGCTGATATTAGACGAGAACTTGGTCAATACTTTACATTTGAAGTACCTGGTTTTAAGTTTATGCCACAATATAGAGCAAGACAATGGGATGGTAAGATTAGATTGTTTAGTTATGCTAACGGTAAAATTTATGCCGGTTTATATCCTTACATAGTTAAGTGGTGTGAAGAAAATAATGTACAGGTCGTAGATGGTAGTAAGATCAAAGATGTTCCTGTAGATGAAAAACACATTGATTCATTTATAAAAGCATTAAAGATACCTAATATTGAAGTTAGAGATTATCAAAGAGAGGCTTTTGTACACTCAATAGTGAAAAATAGATGTTTGTTATTGTCGCCAACTGCCTCTGGTAAATCTTTAATTATCTATCTAATGTTAATATTTAATCTATTAAGACTTAAAGATAAAAAACAAGATAAGATACTTATAATTGTTCCGACCACTTCACTAGTAGAACAACTATTTAAAGACTTTAAAGATTATGGTTATAATAGTGAAAGAAATGTACATAAAATCTATCAAGGCCACGAAAAAGAAACAAACAAAAGAGTAGTAATAACTACTTGGCAATCAGTATATAATCTACCAAAAAAATGGTTTTCAGACTATGGTATGGTGATAGGTGATGAGGCACACTTGTTTAAAGCTATGTCACTTACAAAGATAATGACCAAACTAGATAAATGTAAATATAGAATAGGTCTTACAGGTACACTAGATGGTACTAAAACACATAAATTAGTATTAGAAGGACTGTTTGGTACAGTCAATAAGGTTGTATCTACAAGTGAGTTACAAGAAAGTGGTAAGTTGGCTGCCTTAAAGATTATCTGTCTAATTTTAAAACATGACAAGAATGCCAGTCATATGTTAAAAGATAAGACTTATCAGGAAGAAATGGATTATTTGGTCTCAAATGAAAAAAGGAATAAATACATAAGAAATTTGACCTTATCTTTACAAGGTAATACTTTGTGTCTTTTCCAATATGTTGAAAAACACGGTAAGATATTAAAAGAACTTATTGAAAAGAAGGCCGACAAACACAACATATTTTATGTCCATGGAGGAGTAGAAGCTGATGAAAGAGAAAAGATTAGAGAGATCACAGAAAAGTCTGATAACGCAATTATTATCGCTAGTTACGGTACCTTTTCTACTGGTATCAATATCCGTAATTTACACAATATTGTTTTTAGTAGCCCTAGTAAATCTCGTATAAGAAACTTACAATCAATAGGTAGAGGTTTAAGATTAAAAGATAATAACTCGGCAGCCACACTATATGATATTGCTGATGATTTAACACACAATGAAAAAGAAAACTACACTCTGGCCCATTTTAGAGAACGGATAAATATTTACAATGACGAAGACTTTGAATATGAAATCCATAACGTGGAGTTAAAATAAATGAAACAAGTAAAAGTTATTAAACTAGACAACGGCGATGATATAGTCTGTGCTTTTCCGGAAGAACAACTACCTGAAAAATCTGGCTTACTTAGATTAATTAAGCCTTTACTAATTAAATATGTTCCTCAATTAACACCACAAGGATTTAAAGATTATGTGGCATTAATCAAATGGGCGGCTTATACTAATGATGAGATTATAACTATACCAATAAAAAAGATTATGACGATTACAAATGCCTCTTCCGAAATGACTAAATCATTTGAACATATGAGTAACGAATATCAAAGGCTAGAAACTCCTAAAAGAGAAGACAAATATAAAAAGACAATGTTCTCTAAACAAGAGAACTCCAAAATCAATGAGATATTTGATGAGTTTAGTGATGACTATGATGATGGTAATAGTGGGCCAGGAACTATCCATTAAGCTGGAGTATCCTCAACTTACCTCGCTACACGCTCCATTATAGGCATTTTTAAGGAAAAGTCAATGCTGATTTAACGACCTTAAAACATTGACAAATACAAGTGATTATGTTATATTAATAATTATGAAAACAAAAAAGAAATCCGAACACTACGTTAACAATGCTGACTTTCTGGAGGCCATGAAAGGTTACAGAAAAGAAGTTAACAAAGCAATAAAAGAAAAGAAAGAAAAACCACCAGTTGGTAACTATATTGGTAGTTGTTTCTTAAAAATAGCAAATCACCTATCATACAGACCGAATTTTATCAATTATACATTTAGAGATGATATGATCTCTGATGGTATAGAAAACTGTTTACAGTACCTTGACAACTTTAATCCTGCTAAATCAAAGAATCCATTTGCCTACTTTACACAAATAATATACTTTGCTTTTGTTAGAAGAATACAAAAAGAAAAGAAACAAGTTACTATAAAACAAAAACTAATAATGGATAATAACTATGATGATATTACTTTACAACCAGGTGAAGACAGAGAGTTTAAAAATCAATTCAAAGAATACTTACAAAAGAATATGAGAATGGACGAGCCTGTAAAGAAAGAAAAGAAACCAGTTAAAAAGAAAAAGAAAAGTACATCATCTAAATTTTTTGCTTAATGAATATAAAGAACATTGTAATAGTCGGTGGTGGAACGGCTGGTTGGGCAACTGCTCACCATTTTTTAAATAAGACACACCCCGATACAAAGATAACTGTAGTGGCTAGTGAAGAAATACCTATTATTGGTGTTGGCGAAAGTACAACTGGTCGTTTTAATGATTTAATTAATTTAAAAGAAAACTTAACTGGTGTAAACGAAAAAGAATTTTTAAAAGAAACATCATCAACATTTAAAATAGGTATAAAACATACTGATTGGCACACAAAAGGCGAGTCTTTTTATTCTCCCATAGGTGATAATTATTCAAATGATTTTAAATTTCCACACGAAGATTATGATAATTACAGAATATATCATATAGCAGATAAAAAAGATTATAGTCAAACGTTTCAATCACGTTTAATGGCAGAAAACAGATTACATTATAATC